TTAAGAATCAATAGTACCAATGAATTTACTAATGGCATATACACTCCAGGAAACTTTAGAGCAGATGGAGTTATAAGAGTTGATTCTTCAAGAGGAATTACTGATGTAACTGGTCAATATGGAACCATTCAAACAAATGGATCTGGAGTAGGTAACTATGAAGGGTATTCAATTGATGGTCGTGCTGTCTTCATGCATGATGGCACCACTTCAACAGGTCTCTACAATGATGTCAATAATCATTGGTTGTTCTATGCAGTGCATAATTCATATAGTGCATTATATAATGCTGGAAGTCAAAAACTTTCCACATCATCAACTGGAGTAACTGTCACTGGTGATGTAAACTCAACATCTGATATTAAACTCAAGAAAAATATTGAAACTATTGATAATGCACTAGACAAAGTTCTCAAACTACATGGAGTTTATTTTGATTGGAAAGAAGAAGAAATAGGAAATTCTAGAAATATTGGATTTATTGCCCAAGAAGTTGAAGAAGTTATCCCAGAAGTTGTTACTGAAATTGAAAGAGAAGTAAGAGATGGTAAAGGTGTAGATTCAAAAGTAATAGAAACAGAAACAATCAAGAATGTTTCTTATGGCAATATCACAGCACTTCTTGTTGAAGCAATGAAAGAGCAACAGAAGCAAATTGAAGCACTAAATGAAAGAATCAGAGTTCTCGAAGGTTAATGAAAACATTTAGACAATTCCAAGAAGAATGGAGTAATAAATATAAAAAGAGTATTGATTGCTCCAACCCTAAGGGTTTCTCTCAACGTGCTCATTGTGCTGCGAGAAAAAAGAGAGCAAAAGGTGAAGAAACTAAATCAAACCCAGTGCAATGAATGAGGACTTGAGAGATTGGTTTGGAAAATCCAAATCAAAAGATGGAAAACCTGGATGGGTTCAAGCAGATGGTTCTCCATGTGCAAATGAACCTGATGATAAGGGAAAGACACCAAAGTGTTTTTCTTCCCAGCGACTCGCAAGTTTGAAGGCACAGGGTAAAAAAGGCGAAGCAATGATTCGTTCAGCAGTGAGAAGAAAAAGATCTAAGGATGCTGGTCAACAAGAGAAAAGTGGAGGCGCAAAACCAACTATGGTAAGAACTTTTACTAAACCAGAGGATTATAAAAAACATCCTTCAGGTGACAATCACGAATCATTTCAATATGAAGCAAAAGACCATGAAGTTGCAATGGCACAATCTCAATTGAGCAGTGCTGAAAAGGACATTAAAGCACTGAAAAAGAAACTTGGCAAAAAGGAAAAGGATATTCCTGCCTGGATGCAAGCAAAAATTACAGATACGGAGCACAACATGGACGCTGCAGCATCATACAATGAAGCAAAAGATCCTTGCTGGAAGGGTTATAAGCAAGTTGGTATGAAGACAAAGAACGGTAAGGAAGTTCCAAATTGTGTTCCAGTGAGTGAGAATGTAAGTCCTATTGTAAAGAAAATCCTTGAGCAACGTCAGGGAGCACTTGAACTGCAGGTATTTGAAGAAGAAAATAAACCAACAAATCCTTCGTTATGGGCTAAGATGAAGGCAAAAGCAAAGGCAAAGTTTGATGTATATCCTTCTGCTTATGCTAATGGTTGGGCTGCTAAAGAATACAAGAAAGCAGGTGGTGGTTGGAAAACCGTAAGTGAAGCACATGACAAAATGTGCAAGAAGTGTGGAAAGTGCCCCTGTGAATGTGAAGAGAAAGGTGAAAAGGAAGATATTGATGAAGCAGTAAGAATTCCTGCACAGAATGGAAATGTTTTTCTGGTAGCATTCCACTGGAGAGGAAAGTATATGATGGTCAAGATGTTCTTCCCAGAACTGAAGAGACCTTCAAGACAAGAAGTAGAAGCAGCACTGGAAAAGGCATATCCTGGTTCAAGAGTTCAAAGATTTGACGTCTCAACTATTGATTATGGTGATCCATATATCAATGCTGGAAAAGTAAATGAAGAGAAGGAAGTAGAACCTCCTAAGGAAAGATTGAAGACTGATAGAAATATGTTCAGTATTTCTAAGGATGATAGAGAAGCAGCAAGAGAAAGATTGCTTGCTAAGACAGCAGCAAAGCGTGCCAAGATGAAGGAAGAAACTGAAATTGAAGAAGGTGCTGCTTGGACCAAAAAGGAAGGTCAGAATAAAGAAGGAGGACTTAATGAAAAAGGAAGAAAGTCCTATGAGCGTGAGAATCCTGGTTCTGATTTGAAGGCACCATCAAAGAAAGTTGGTAATCCTCGCAGAGCATCATTCTGTGCAAGAATGAAAGGTATGAAGAATAAACTCACTTCATCCAAAACTGCTAACGATCCAGATAGCAGAATCAATAAGTCACTCAGAGCGTGGAACTGCTGATATGAAAAGTTTTAAAGAGTTTTTAACAGAAAGTATCAATATCTCAGGGGACTTTAATGGTACTCTGATTGTTGGTGGAGAAGCACCATCACAACAAAAAGTAGGTGAAGAGTTCTCTGCTGATATTGTTTACAGAGGAAATATCCATAGAATTTCTATGGTAACTGAGAATGGGATTCCAACAAAGAATCAATTGGCAGAATATCTCCAAGATGAATATCCTGGTGCAATTGTCCAAAACATTTATGTTTCTGAACAATCAGATAAACCAATCAAAATCACAAACGATAAGAGATATCATCCATCAAAATTAGATTGGGTATGACATAATGGCTCAGTGGAATAAATCAATACAAGATTATTTAAATCAAGAAAGAACACTTCACGAAGTTTATATTCGTGCTGATGAGTATGGAAACCTTCTGAATGAAGGTGCCTGCTCAAAATCTGCCTTTGGTGAAAACATTTCTATCCCAATTACACCAAAAATTCAAGCAGATGCTGTCTATGGATTAGACCCAAGAGAGTTTGAGACATTTACATTTAGTGCAACAGGAATTGCTACACATGCAAATTCAACATTTGTGGTAGGTGCGGGTTCTTCTGCAAATTCTTATGGTGTTATTAGAAGCACTAACTTCATCAGATATCGTCCAGGACAAGGTGTTGTTACAAGATTTACTGGTTCTTTCTCAAATAACCCAGTAGGATTTACACAGAGAGCAGGACTATTCAATCAAGAAAATGCAATTCAGATTGGATATGCACACACTAATGGGAAGTTTGGTGTGCTTCGTGCCAATGGAGGTAAAGCACATATTCATGATTTCAACTTCACTGCTTTAGCAAATGGCACTGTAACAGTTACTCTTAATGGCACTACTTTCACTGGAGTAACTTTAAGTGCTGGTAGTGTTGCTGGCAACATCTCACAACTGGCTCAAGGTCTACGAGCACAAGCACTCTTCAATGCTCTGTATCTTTTAGAATATGATCAAGGAAGATTGAGATTTTTAGCAACATCTCTTGGTGCTCAAACTGGTACATTTAATATGACCAGCACTGCAACTATAACATTTACATCTGCAGCAAGGCAAGTTGGTGCAACACAGACAGAAAACTGGACTTTCCAAGAAGATTTCACTATTGATAAACTGGATGGTACTGGTTATTCTGGGGTTACTCTAGATCCATCAAAGTTGAATGTATATCAAATCAACTTCCGTTGGTTGGGTGCTGGAGAAATTCGCTACGCAGTTGAAAATCCTCTCAATGGAGATATGATTTTCTTCCACCACGAACATTATTCAAATAGAAATACTGTTCCGCACTTAGACAATCCATCAATGAAGATTGGATATGTTGCAGCAAATTTGAATAATGGTGTTGGTGTTGTTACCTGTAGAGGAGCATCATTCTTAGGTGCGATTGAAGGTATTGTTGAAAGAACAAGACTTCCATATTCAGTGACTGCAACTAGAATCGATTCTATGAACTCTCCGGGTTCTTTATATCATCTAGTATCTCTTAAGAATAGATTGATTTATCAAGGAAAAGTCAATACAAGAGATCTTATTGTATCAAGACTTACTGCATCTGTAAACACAACGGGTGATCCTGCGGTTATTCGTCTATTTTATAATCCAACAATTACAAATTATTTAAGATGGACAACTCAAGGTGAGTATAATGCATCCCTCTATGCCTTTCAAGATAGCACTGGATTATTCACATTAGGATCTCAATCAATACCTCCCATTGCAGCTTTCCATGTGTCTAATGGAGATACTATTGATGTGGATTTAAGTGCTATGGGTGTCCACATTCCACCAAATAATTTCTTAACTGCAGTAGTTACATCAACAAGCAACATCACCAATGCTAGTGCTTCATTCATTTATGTAGAAGATTAAGGAGTTTTATTATGAGTAATGATGTTTATCTTGGTAATCCGTTATTAAAAAAGGCCAATACTCCAATTGAGTTTACTCAAGAACAAATTGAGGAATTTATTAATTGTAAAAAAGATCCTGTATATTTTGCTAAAAATTATGTCCAGATTGTGACGCTGGATCATGGTTTGCAACCATTCAAGATGTATGCATTCCAAGAGAAGTTAATCAATAATTTCCATAATAACAGATTCAATATCTGCAAGATGCCACGACAGACAGGTAAATCTACCACTGTTGTATCTTATCTTCTCCATTATGCCATTTTTAATGATAGTGTCAATATTGGCATTCTTGCAAACAAAGCATCAACTGCTAGAGAACTTCTTGCAAGGTTAGCAACTGCATACGAAAATCTGCCAAAGTGGATGCAG